GCGTGGATTCGAGATTGAAGGAAAGAGAAAATTCATAATCACTCGGCAAACCACAACACTTTGATCACTTAAAATTCGAGCAGTTCTTCGATCCAGCAAAGCAACAATGCCCCCGACGACAGCAACAAAACTAATCCTAGAAGCATCCAATACTACTGCTGTCACTTGGCGCACAACATTGTTTACAACGCTAGACACTGCATCCAGAATGCCACTTTGCATCTCCATGGGTTCAACACCAGCCTTTGCCAATGCTTCTGGGTAAACTGTGAAGGTTTTGAAGAACCCTTCCGCAATCTCTTCCTTTGTTATTGGCGTGAAGTAATCCGACACTTTCTGCCCTTCAGCGTCAACAGAGCGCCGCGCCACTTCAACAAAGCCAGGGTAATATTGGTCATAATACTGCTCGCCGTGCCAATACAACTCACGCAAAGCGTTGTTCAAGTTGGCGGCACAAATCTCAGCAACACTTTCTCGTTGCCCAGCTTTGGGTTTCCGGGACATCGTCAAAGACTTGAAGATAGATTTAATTTCCAAAGCACCCACTATTTCCTTCAATTGTGGGTGGCGGAAAAACTTCCTCTTCAAGAAAGAAATCTCCGAGACGTGCATGTACTTCGTCGTGTGGTGCTCTTTCAAAGCATTGGTGAAGGTCATTCCAACCTTGTCCAATTCAATGCTCAAAGTGTCCAAGCCAAATTCCAATTGGTTCTCAAGCAACAAAGGGACATTGAAATTGAAAATAATGTCATCGCCATATGTCATGCAGGCACAGATGTTTCGGAACAGGGGGATCTTACCGAGTTCTTTAACGTTATTTGCACTATAGTAACAATATCGCGTGATCAGCGTGTTCTGCCCAGAGTTCCTTTCAACGGTGTCGGGTGTGCCAGAAGCGCTCAACCTGTAAGCTGAGAAAATCAAACCATCCAACTCAAAAATTGGAAAGATGGTTTCTGTAGCAATACCATCAAACAACAACAGGAAGTCTTCTGGAAAACCACACTCCTCCAAAAACCAACGTCGGAAATCCATGTCAGCTTTGGAGAATTGCGGATCTATTGATTGGTCGAAAGCTGTGTAGTCCCCATCACCACAAAAATCTTCTCCGAATTGAGTGATAAAGTCGTAAATATGCTTCCAGTCGCGCCCTGTGGCATTTACGCCCACAGCACATTCGAACACACTGGGAAATGCTTTCTGCAATTGTTGTGTTGCCAAATTGATCATCCTCGAAGCCACAACAAAGTGGACAGG